ATGCCACGCGTGCTAAAAAGAGTAAGCATCATCCGTCTGGGCCGCATACTGAATATGATGTACCGCCCATCTGAACTGGCGGAAGAACTCTGTATATCTACAGAAACCATCTATCGCTCATATCTCCCGGCAGGTATGCCGTTTACAAAGGATGAAAAAGGGGATATTTGGATTAACGGCAAACAGTTTGTCAGTTGGGCGCAGGAAACCATTGTTAAAAACAAAGCTAACCGTAAGCCATTGCCGGATAACACCGCCTGGTGTATGCGCTGTAATAAGCCTGTCGAATTGATCAATCCATCTATCGTTTACCAAAATAATTACATCGAATTATTGCAATCTAAATGTCCGGTATGCAAAGCTAAAATCAACCGCGCTAGAGGGAGAACGCCATGATCAATCGCCAAAACTATCACGACATAAAATCCTACCTTAACTACATGGAGAACATTCAGCAAGCCGAAAAATCAACCATAAAGCGCGCCTGGTCGCATCTGCGCCACTTGCTGGAATGGGCCGATGAAAAGCCTTTTCCGCGCAGTCCATCTATCACACCTACCTTCCCAACTTATCTCGTAAATTATGTATCTAACGGCAAAAGACTGGCTCCAAGCACGATAGTCAAATGCTTGACTCAGGCCCGCCAGTTTTACGCCTATGCCAAAACCGCATGGCAAAGCCGGTACAAAACAATATCAGACACTTGGATTGCCAGTTTGAAACCTAATCGTAAAATCCGCAGTAATCCCGGTTTGCGAAACCACAAATTTTATACTCTTGATCAAGTTATGAAAATTGCCGAATACGATACCACTAATTTACATCTGAAAAGAGCAAAAATCGCAGTGGCTATGCTTTTTTGTTCAGGTATGCGCGCCGATGCTCTGGCTTCACTGCCAATATCCTGTGTCGATTTAGAGAATAATTGCATCTTACAATTTCCGGAAATGGGAGTTAGAACAAAAAACTATAAATCTAGCATTACTTACTTATTACCCATCAATCCGTTGCTTGAGTTAATTCGCGAGTGGGATGAGATGGTACGTTATTTTCCAGAATATTGCTTGTGGTATTCACCAATCTCACGAGATAATAGCAGACTCATTCCAACCACAGTTGCTTATCAAGGTCGTAACTCCACAATACAAAAAGATGTTAGATTGATATGCAAAACTGTTGGGGTTGCATATTTATCTCCTCACAAACTACGGCATGGTCACGTCATGTACGCAATTCAACATGCAAAGACGATTAAGGACTTAAAAGCAATCAGTGCTAATGTTATGCACTCATCGCTAGTCGTAACCGATCAGATTTACGGTGTGTTACAGGATATTGATGTCAAAAATTTCATCACATCTTTGGAAAATTAGGGAATTTTCCGTATGTCGTAAATACTCGTTATTGCTATAATACGACATACATCAAATTAGGAGGTCACTATGAACAAACAAGTTGTAATTATAGCGGGCAGCGAGTATGGAGAAATCAAAGCTTATTATGAAATTGTAAACAATAAGTTACATCTAAAGCACTATAAGGGCGATACTGGACTTGCAGGTAACCACATTGCTCTTGAGTTCGACGGGGTAAACTTGGAGGACGTACCTGAGTTACGAAGAAAGCTCTTAGACGAGAACGTGCACGGTGCGGAGAGATGTGGGTGTCATCTTTGCAACTTGGGTCTATACATCATAGGACTCGACCAACATCTTTGATACTGAGAAAGAGCGGTAATCCGCTCTTTCTTTTTTTTTAACTGGTTTTCGACATCGAAAACTAATCACCCCACAGCCAGAGCGTTTTTTGGAGTAATTCGACCGACATCTCCGTGCCGTCTAGTTCGGCAAGGCTGATCGGGCTGACATCAATCTCAACCTCTTCCTCCAATGCCTTGTTGAACAACTCGTTCGCCTCACCGAGCTTTGCTTCATTCTGGCGTTTTTGCTCCTCTGTCAAGTCATCTCCCTCAACAATTCCGACATCGGAAAGAATTTTCTTGCGAATTTCCTCAACATCTTTGTAGTAGTCCTGCGCGCGGCGGATTGCCCGCGCAACCCTGATGGCATACTTCGCCGGTAGTTTGAGCTTATTCAGCTCGTCCTGTGCCGATAAGAGCTGGATGATGTCAATATACGATACTTTCATACTTGCCTCCTAGATGTCTTCTGCGTCTTTAAAGTCTTGAGTTATCGGGGTGGCAAAAACAATAGATCGGCTTTCCAATTCGCCTTCTTTGGGTGGCGGAGCTTCCAATCCGGCACCTTTATTTTCTATATTTTCCTCGCCGCCAACCGGTGGTTGCACCGGCTCCGGCGGGTTTTTCAGGTGATTGTACAGGTCAATACGGATATCGTTCTCGGTGAACTGCTCTATCTGCCCATAATAGTTCCTGCGCTCAACCGGTTCGTGGTTGGCAAGCCTGGCTTCCTGATTAGTATAGCCAGCCATATCAAAACTGATAGTCTTTGTGCGATAGTCAAGCTGGGCATAGATAATCTTCCAGTATTCGCACTCGATGCCATATCTGGTCATGATTTTCTTTTTTAGAGCCATGTTAACTCCTTTCCGAACATCATTTTAGCATTAGCTGAATGGTTATTGCTTTTAGTAGCCAAACAGCCCTTTGGTATAGTTGTAGTAATCAATATAGCAGTCTAAAATCGTACCGGCAAAGAATGCAGTCATCACAGCACCATGTAATAAGAAGCCCCCACTGTCAGCAGTCCTGCCAAACTCGAAATTGCCTGCTGGTGCTCTCATGCCGTAAGGAGCAGAGCCGATAGGATACCATGTGCCATCATAATATAGTCCTATTATGTAGCTACTAGAATTATTCCAGCCGAACAGGAATGCTATAAAGTGATATCCTGTCGTAAGGGTTCCTGCTAATATATACCTGGCCGTGTTTGTAGTATCAAAATACCAGGCTCTAAGTATATTATCCGTATCTGTATAGACTGCCCATGCTTGCGTCGATGTCCCACATCGCATAAACCCATGTCGCCTGCCTGTGCTTTGGATGTAGAACCATCCGCCAACACCGATCCAGTTATTCGCCTGCAAGCCGCCATCGGCAGTACGGTAAAAATAATCATCCACACCATCAAGAGATAGCCCCCTCAAAAATGGAGTTGCCTTATCTCTAAACGCATTCCAGCCAGTAGCGGTCATGTGCCTACCGTTACCGCTAATATCAGTAAGATGATAATAACCGCCGCCCGAATACATCTCGCAGAACCATAGACCTCTACATGTCACGAATGTAAGAGGCATGAGCAGCGCAGCATTGCCGGGGAATGACATGACATGTGGATAACTCTCGCCCTGGCGGCTGACGGTGCGATTGATGTCGCCGGTGGTTAGCATCATTCCATCCCTGGAGCTACTCGAAATATATCCCTTCCTGTTGTTGCTGATCATAAATTCAATGTCTGTTCCTGCTTTGATATCAATATAAGTGTTATCAAGGGTAATCATTGAGCCGTAAACCTGCATTTTGGTAGAACCGCTGTGTACCAGGGTTATTCCGGAGCTATTGCTGGCGTTAACGGAATAAGAACCGCTATAGATGATATCGTGGCTATGGTTACTTAAAGCCAATGTTCCGCCGGTTGATGGCAAGGCGTACTCATTGCTACCAACAAAGAATTTTATGCTTCTTGGGTCTATATCTATTTTGGAGTAATCCGGTTGACTGCCAACGGAAACAAAGTCAACCTGAATTGGGTTACTGGAAACGGTAACATTAACTCTTACGGAACCGCTGTAATTGGACAAATATTGGAAGGAGTGGGTCGTAAGAACTGAGAAAGTAAAGCTATGTTCAGCTAACAGGCTGTCATCAGATACCTTACGAATAGTTACATTCACGGTACAGCTTGCGTCTTTCCCAATAGCATAACCTCTTACTCTAATTAGGTACGATGTGCCGGATGATATGTTAAAACTTGATGAACTCAGCCTTATCCAGTTTGGACTTCCATAAACATACATGTTTACATATCCAGTACCAAAGGTATGACTGTATGATCCACTACCGGTTATCGTCCAATAGGATGAGTTATTTATTTCGTAATCTGGTACAAGCTCTGACGATGGAGAAAATAAACCGGAAGATATAGAAATTTTCGTAAGATCAACTCCGCTATAGTTCACGATCGTAGAGGTTATCTCTCCAACTGTGTTACTGCCCTGATATATCGATACAATTCTTCCATTGTTGGCAACATACAACCCGGTAGGTGTTAGATAGGACGTTCCAGAGTACAAGTAGCCGTTAGATGCGTCTATCTTGATAATCGATGTGCCATCCGATAAGCCATATAGTCCTGTCCTATCGATCCATATTCCTGTACCATTTGAAGCATTGGTTGGCGGCGGATTGCCGATCGCCAATGCCGAGCTTGTCCCATCCAGTAACAGCTTGTTCAGCAACTTATTGTTGCCAGATGAGTTGAATTGAATAACTGTTGTACCGCCAGGATCGTTGATATTCAGCACTCCCGCGCTGGTCAATTGCATTACGGTCGTTGTATTATTACGAAGCCTTATTTCACCACTGCTTATCAAAACATTAGATTGCCCGCTTGCAACTTGACCGATGGTAATAGATGGCGTATTGGCAATCTCCATCACCTTTACTGAGTTGGCGTAGAACTCCAGGAGCGAGCTTGTGGCGCGGAAGTAATTGGTGGAACTGGAGTAGATCGTAACGTTGCCACTGGTGTCCAGGACGATCTTGTCTGTTGTTGCATTGCGCAGCTTCAGATTACTGTTATTTATGAGGATATTGTCGTAAGCAACATTCCCTATCGTAACGCCTGGAGTGCTGTTGATCTCCAGCACCTCAGTATTGTTGGCGTAGAACTCGAATTTCGCCCCATCGACCAACAAGTAGTTATTGGCATTGGCGTTGATCCTCAATGCACTGCCATCCCAGGCGATCATCTCATTGCCCGGATCGCCGGCCCGGAACTTGTACACTCCTCCATCCTTGCCCATCCAAATTCCGATGCCGGAACTGTAGGTAAGGGATGTCTGGCTGCCGCCAACCCGGAAAGCTGGCTCGGTTGGGTTGAGATTGATCGTTACATTCGCCCCATCATAGACATTGATTGGGACATTGCGGAATTCCGCACCAGAGTTCGATAAGCGCAGGAATTTATCCGATGTCCCCGTGCCGCTACCGGCGAACAGCCCAAACTCATTGTTAACCGAGAATATACCCCGCAGATTGCCCAGCCGCGCATTGACGGTCTGTGTTGCCGGATGTGTTTGCCAGGTGACTGTTTGGGCATATGGAGAGTTAATTCCATATTGTCCATCAATGGCATTGACCTCATAGAAGCCGTTGCCAGACGTGCCAAAGTCCAACACCAGCGCATCCTTGTAAATCGTGCCTGAAGCAGAGCCGGGCGTTGTGCTGTGTCGGGTAAACGTCCAGCGCTGTGTGCCATCAGTCTGGTCTTGATAATCGCTTACTGTCCCCCATGCCCAGCTTATTGTTAACTCGCCGTTCGCGCGGCTGAACTGTCTAAATGCCACAAAATCGCCGGCTTGAAAAACTGCCATGTCCGGAGCAGATGGTAAATCTTTGACAAAGAAGTTGGCGCTGTTGCCGGATGCCGGCAACACAAAATCCTGCGCCAGAACCGCAACGCTCTTGCAAATGATTTGTCCGCCAGCCAGAGCCTGCTCCAAATCAGTGATAAAAGATTTGGCATGAAGCTCATCGGTGAACAGATAGCGGAAATCTCCCTCGCCGGCATAGCTAATCCGCCAACCGGTTGTCTGGCTGGCATAGCCATCCGACTGGATAGATGCACTGCCCATCAGCTTGACCAGATTGTTGCCCGGCTGAAGCAGGATTTCCGATGTCGGATTTACGGTCAGCGATTGCGGCGCATTGATAACCGGCACACGCAAGGATGTCAGAATATTAGCCGTGCCGTTAACATCCAGTGTATAAGCTGAAGTTGTCGTGCCAACCCCAAGCTGTCCCTGCACATAACTATACCCTGCGCCATCGACTTGCAATACACCAGACATTTTGGTATTGCCATCAATGTCCAGAGCCAGATTGGGGATAATGGATGTCTTGCCAATCGCAAGTTTAGAGGCAATGTAGCTATGGTCTGTACCGTCAACCTTTATTGCGCCGGCAAAGTGGCCATTGCCCTCCACATCTAGTCTCTCAGAAGGATTGTTCTTGCCGATGCCGACATTGCCCATCAGATAGCTGTTTCCCGTACCATCAATTTTTGCGACACCAGATGCCCTCAAGCTGCCATCTACGTCCAGTCTCTCGGATGGGTTGTTCTTGCCAATGCCAAAATCCCCCATGACATAGCTATTGCCGATGCCATCCATCCTGATCACACCGGAGCCAAAGATATTGCCACCCGTTGCGCCGGTTGCTGTGCCGACATTAATCCCGCCCTGCGCATTGATGGCAACGGTGAATGTCTGTGTACCGGTCCAGGTATTGTCGCGCGCGAAATCAATCGAAATTGTCCTATCCTGGATTAGCTGTCCGCCGCCGATTAGTCCATCACCTGCAAGGATGCTCTTGGTGAGACGCCCGGCTTCATAGGCCCGGCGTGTGCCAGAGCCTTCGGCGTGGGCGTATTGAGTGTGATCGTCATCGAGCAATCCCAACAGCGCAAGACCATGATCCAATTTTGAGCCTTCGGCATTGCTTTGATGACTATGCACACCTACCCCTGCGTGTGCAGTTGTTGCTGGCGCGAGGACATGGAGGTCATACGAGCTTTTGAACCCAGAAATATCAACACCATCAACCGTAACTCCATCGGCAACGGAAAGATTGCCGATAAGTTGTCTTGACCCATCGGTTTTAAGAAATTGTGGTGCCTGGCTATCTGCCAGACTACCTGTATGATGAGATGAAAACAAACCATGCGGACTTGGTGAATATGGGCCCGATCCACCTCCAGCAGTCTGGATCAAATCTAGGATATACGCCTTTAACCCTTGAAAAAGCTCGGAATATTTTATCTGTGCCATATTAACCCGTTATCCGTTGTATGACATCCCACGGGCTAATTTGCCCACGCGCAACAGGCAAATAGCCCATTTCAACACTGTATTCGGCTTCTTCGATAAATACCACTCTCGGATCATTAATCCGAGCGGTGTCGATTTGCAAGGTGTAAGCGTCTGACAAAATACACACTCCGACAGGACACTTGAAAACAGCCAAATCACTGCCAAATTGATCTCTAACCTTACCATCAGATGATATGGTGAAATCGTGATAGTTATACGTAAACACCTGTAACGATTTTTCTTCGTAAATGACCACGTTGCGCTCTCTGGTAACGTAAACAAGCATCCGCCTTCCGTTTGTCGTTCCCATTTTCATCAGGCGTTCGGCTTCTTCCTTGATGGTTAGTGATCCATCTCTGTATCTCCCACCACTTATGCCGGCGGTTACATTTCTGGTTACGCCAGTAATATATTGACCGTTTGCGATAATCTCACTCAAAACAACTGCATTATCTGCCGATGTTGTTTCGCTTTGAGCGTAATACTTCCAATCCAGAGTATGCCACCACCCCCTGGCGATTATCTTCCCAGTGTTTGGTTTCATACCGGTATTTAACTCAACATGTGATAAGGGTTTTGAAAAATTATTGAGAATAATATTACGCGCATTATTAGCTTGACTTTCATTCATGCCGCCGGCCGAAACCATTAACTCCATCACTCCGTAAGCGGCAATGCTGTCTGTGTTTTCAGCCCATTCTGTCGTAGCTCGTTGTCCTAATTCTGTCTCACCCTGCTCATTTACCGTAATCAAGGAATAAGTGACTGCTACTCGATTAGCCATTCCGTTCAAAGTCAAACCAATTGTGTATGCGCCAAAACAAACACTCACTTCATTGACGTACCCCCACCATACTGGAATGCCGTCATAAAATATCTCAATTGGACATCGCAAAATATTGAAAAGGTCAAACAAAGCAAGTTTACTACCCCTAACCGACAACTCAGCTTCCTGACAACCGCCAATAACAGAAACGCGATAACGTTCTGGTTGAATTTCAACATCCCCCACAACCAAATTGTTTTGGAAATCGCGTGTGGAAAAGATGACATCAAAGCGTCCCATATCGTGCTCTATAAAATACCCTTACCAATATTTTGCGATTGATGTCCAAATCTCCTGTATCACCACTCTGCTGAAAATAAAGCCGTTGCGTGCGATTTGGAATAAGAGTAATCGGCTTTCCAAACAGCATGTAAATTGATGATTTTCCGCCTGGTGAATAACCTTCTACATAAGATTGATTCTCTATATAGTCAACCGTTAATTGGGTTGTGTGAGCCAATCCATAACCGCGCGGTTTCCACAACACAAATGATTCGGCAGGCATGAGATAGAGAAAATCAATAGCCAACGCCCCACCACCAGATTTGCGCCCATAAAGGCTCAAGTCAAGAGGGTAGAGGTCGCTTTGATCAATCAACCAGGGTGGTATTTGCAATGTACCAATCTCGATAAACCTTTCGCCGGTAGGTATTAATATCTCTTGATCTTCCTGAATAATGGTAATAGGATAGCCAGAAGGGAATGTAATCCTTGCTTGAATATAGGTGCTTGATACTGAGTTCATCAGCGCGGCATATATCTTAAAATACCTTCCACCGCCATTGCTAATGACAGATGACGGAAGCGAGTATCTGGCAATAATTGTCTGATTGTTTCCTGACCATGTGATGTTTCTATAATAACCACCCGACGCGCCAGAACTTGCGACATTCGATCCACCCCATGCAGCACTCTCTCCCTCGATTACATGACTAAAAGAAGAAGGATTTGAGAAGACATTTTGACTCAAGTACAGATTGTTAATTCTGCTTGCAGAATCGTACAAATTTTGCAGCCATACTCGCACCGGAGCGGGTAAATTCCCCCCAACATGCGAGGCATTAATTTGCACGTAATTATGGCGTTGATTCGGCGCACTTCCGCTACCATCATTGCAGTTAAAGACGTTAATACCGCCGGTTACATTCGTTCCATTACCGTTTGTCAATGGTAATTCTGTCTCCGAAAAACTTTCCCAAAATGGGAGCCTTTCAATGACGAGACCAACATCTACGCTTTTGTTCAATAACTTATAGTGAGATAATTTATCACTGGCGATTACACGTCCATTAAGAAGACGACTTCGCACCACCGGCAAAATGCTATCCGCTTGATATAAAAGATAACACGGCACTCCTTGACGGTTGTCGTAATAATTTTTCGTTAGTTCAAAAAATCGCTCAATACTGCGAATCTTATCCGCGATTGCGCTAGAAGATGTACCTGTAATTCTTACGTCGATCGATTCCGTCAGCGATTCGGCGTTTGAATCATAACGTGGCACATAATCCATCAAATAAACCCCATCGGCTGTCAAGTTCACCGTATCGTTGCCGGATTGCAAAAGTAAGTATGTCATACGTACACCCTTAATCTATTGGCAATGCGGTAAGCCAACTCTTCTATGTCCATATCATTGGACACGTTGGCATATACATTGACATTAATTTGAGTGGTACTTGCAGAAGTCATGGTTGGCGTTGGAGTTGTCCCTCCGCCTGATGATGTAGATAAATTCCAATTTTGGACAAGGTTATAAGCAGCAGTATAAGCAGCCGACATCAAAGAAGATATAGCAGATGTAAGAATTCCTTGATTATTTTTGACACCTTCAGCTATTTTCTGAACTATTTGTTTTCCTACGCTTAACCAAGCCGAATAACCTATTCCTCCACTTACAGATCCAAACATACTTGCAATTGCACTTGCTAAAGCAGAAGAATTACCACTTACTCCACTGGAAATCTGAGACGCTATCGATCTTCCAATTTGAGTCCAGTTATAACTAGATAATTTACTAGCAGCAGTATTTGCAAGTTGATTGGCAGCATTATTCATCTGACTAGTCATGGCTACCATACCGGAAGTTACATCAGTAATTATTTTCCGTCCTGTGCCAAGCCAGTCCTTTTGAATAAATATACCCAACAGCTTTCCAACAGCTTCTACTATTGTTGAAATCCCATTGCCAATCCCTTCAATTAATCCCTCAACAATTTGCTTTCCAATCTCGATAAACACTTTAGCCGGTGATTTGATTCCTAAAAATCCCTTTACTGCATCTACGATTGCTTTACCGATATCAGTTGCTATACTTTTCAGGTTTGATAATAATGACTTTACACCATTGACAATCCCATCAATGACACTCTTCCCAACAGATTGCCAATCTGTCGTTTTAATTCGATTGACAACATCATTAACAAAATTTGTGACAGTAGTCTTGATCCATTCCCAAGCATTGCTGAAAGCCGTTTTGACATCTGCCCATAGCAAATCGACAAATTGGCGCAAATGCTGTCCAAATGCATACCAATCTCCCTCTTGAGCAGCTATAAAAGCCTTTAACAATGCATCTATCATCGGTTGTACTCGTTGAACTATTGCAAGAATAGCATTCCACACTTCATCCCATTTGGTTTTAAGCCACTCTATTGCACGCGGGATGTTTGTTTGAAACCATGTTATTGCCTGATCGACAAATGGTTTTAATGTGTTTTGCCAGAATGCTGTCAATGTGTCGCGAATTCCGCCCCAATTCTCCGTCCAGGCTCTATACACGACATACGCAATTGCCCCAATTGCAGCCATTACCGCAATCACCGGCGCGGCGGCAGTAATCATTGATACCAAAGCAGGAATAACGGTTGTAAAGACAAAAGCAACTACTGCCGCACTCAACGCTGCCAATACGCCAACTACGATTGCCTTATTCTGATTGAGCCAATCGCTCAACTCCCGAAATTTTTGCAAGACAATTGGAATAGAACGCACAACATTTCCGGCAAACTCGGATAGTTTGCCTGCTATAGCTTTGATAAATTCCTGAAACTTAGCACTTCTTACCAGTTCTAATAACGCGCCGGCTAAATCTTTTAGAGAAGGCAACAAAGCCATACCTATTTCTTCCGATGCATCGCCGAGCGCATTTTTTAGTATCGTCAATTGCCCTGCAAATGTTTGCCCTGCTGCCTTTGCACTACCGCCAAATTCTGTTTGCAATTCTTGCAAAATCATCTTCTGCGCTTCCAGGATGTTTCCGGACTCTACCAGCGACTTGATGACCTTCATCTGCTCTTCGCTAAAGTTAACTCCAACCCTTTTCAGCGCAGTTACACCGTTGATTGGATCCTGCAATGCTTTGCCTAACTGTATCACACTAGTTTGCAAATCTTGTCCTAACGCTTGCGACATGTCCAAAGCGGTTTCTATTGCTGCTGGGAAAACGTCTTTAGATACACTAGTGAAAGTCAGCATCAGGTTTTCGGCAGACAATATCGCTTCATCTTCAAACATTGTCACTTTTGATAGTGATTCGGCAAGACTGGTTGCCATTTCTGCGGTAACCCCTGCCACTCCCCCGGTAGATTCCAATACTGCATTAAGCTGAGCATGGACTTTTTCGGCTTCCATCGCCGCTTGAACGGATTGATAAATCCCCCCCCCTAATGCCACCGCGCCTGCGGTTGCCGCTGCAAGGCCGGCCGTGACTATAGTACCGCCAACCGCAGCCATGCCTGTCAAACCGCGTTCTAGTAAGCCAGCCTGGCGTTTAACTTCTTCGACACCCTTTATAAACCCCGCTGCATCGGTGGTTATCTTGACAACCAGCGTAGCTAAATCAGTCATTCGTATCTAATGTTTCGCGTTTTTCATTCAGTATTTCAGCAAATACATACTCGCCACGCCGAACCAGCGTCCAACCGAGATCATGCCTAATCCAGGTCATGTCTTCGATTTCTGTTTGATCTAATGCCGTGACCTGACACCCACCATCCAGCCATCCAGATATGGCTAGGATGTTGGGTTCTACGTAGTAAGGCAAATCTTTCAGCAGCTTATAAATCTTCATTTGTCTTGGCATCCTGCAACTCCTTTAACATCCTGAATACCGCTTTTATCTTTTCTGCCAACGTTGCATGATCTACTTTCTTTTGCTCAAATTTCGGCATAAAGTCCTGCGGCGTAAAAGGCTTTCTGCGCTTCTTGCTATCACGATGTACATTGGCAATCGTACTGGCGATGATTCCTGCCCGTAGATCCGCTCGTTCTTCTCCAAATGGCTCCAGCTTGAAGTAAGCCATCCATTCTGCTATCTCTGCTGATGACAAATCGCTTAGCAGGCGATCTACGTGCGGTTCGCCTATCGCTAACGCTAGCCGATAAGCGAACCGCCGTGTGGGGCGTTTTTTAGGTTGTCCGCCAGTGCATCAATTTCGGATTGGGTGAAGCGCGACAATCGCATTGCTACCTCAAAAATGCGCTGCAATGCAGAAGCGGATTTCTTCCCTAGCAATTCTGCTTCTGCATCGCTGAACATTCGATTGCCGTCTTCGTCAACAATCGTCATGGCGCAGAGTTTTGCTCGTAAGTTGCTCATCTCAACACGCACACCGGATTGTGTTTGTTTCAAGATTGTTGCCTCGAACGCATCGCGTTCGGCTGCAGTCAGACAGCGCACCCGTACCGTACCGCCCCATTCCGGTACTTCAACATCTTCAAAAACCAGATCGTTTGCTTGCAATATCTCTTCGCGCTTGAGCATCGTTACTCCTTATGGCGTGATGGTGACCGACCCGCTCAGCTTGATCGTGATTTGCGCAGTTAGCAAGCCTTCTACCGGTTCGGAGAGTTCAAAGCTGGTCACATAACCGGAAAAATCAATTTGGAACGCTCCTGGATCGGGCAAGATCAATTGGAAATTGCGTTTGATTCTGTTCTGCATCGAATGCCACAAACTACCGGCAGTTGTTGAGTAGTGAGTGCTGTCGGCAGGGTCAAAAGCAATCTCGAAGGATACTTCGCCGGCATCCAGGAGGGTTGGCACATACTCACGCCAGGTTGAGCCGTGATGACTGGCATCTTCAGTACCCAATTCAAATGATGGGCCCGAAATATCCTTGATCTGACCAATGGCAGTGAATACTTCTGGATTTGCGCCATTGCCGATCTTGATCACAGTCCCAGTTGAAGTTAAGACAGTCATACTTCACTCCTTTCTATCCATAGTAAATTCGTAAATCTATTCTGACCACACTGATTTCACCGTCGCGGGTAAAGTCATCGCGCCGGTTTTGAACAAACACGATCAAGTCATTTATTTTTTTTCCATCCAACGCGGTTCTAATCACCTCCTCAACTTGCTTTGCTTCGTTGTATGTCTTAGACAGACAGGTCAACTGAATTAATGAGACCTCTGGCTTGCGTGCGCCGTCCTGAACGTACTGTCGTACACCACTTATTTTTTGGTAAGCGACCGCGGGCAATTGAGAATCTTGCGGAACGACAAGCGGATAAATCCGACTGTCAAGAAGCGCATTGACGCTCCCGTCATTTATCAGTGCATCACGCAGTACTTGCTCAACGCTCACGTTACTTCAAAGCCTCCCGTATCACCTCAGACATCACCCGTATAACCAAATCTTTTTGCGATTCCAGAGCCGGTCGTAAAAACGGTCTCGCTGCCATGCCTGGATGATTTACTTTATTTGTGATAACCAATCCGGCATCTCCTTCAAAGACTAATGGATCGCCTTCAATCTCATGCGGTGATGCGCCTAGCTCAAAGAATCGCCAGTACCATTTATCCTTGTCAAAGCCAATAATTGCTTCTTCTGCATCGATTTTGGTTTTAATGCTTCCAGGTCGTGGAGCCAACCTATCGGCTTCATAACCTACGATTTTTGCCCCGGCATCAAGCGCAGCTTTTTTCCGAGCATTGACCTCTTCTTTGGTCAATTCCAGCTTTTTATATAGCTCATCCAGTCCAGATATTTGAATGTGTAATTTAGCCATTTTCTATTTCCTTACACATCAATTCGATTTCTTCATGCTTCTCCAAAATGTCGATTGGTGGAGAGATGATCTCGAATACTCTATTGCCATAAATAACTCTCATACCGGCTTTGATATTCGCCAGATAGCGAATTCTGATCCGATGGGTCACTTCAGCTTTTTTTCCTGATGCCTCGATATACTCACGACCACGCAACGGTTCTATACTTGCCCAGATGGTTGCAAAATCCTGCCAGACATTGATTTTCTCGCCGTAATTATTCTGGCTAACAGATTGTGTTTGCAATTTGATCCGATGTCGTAACCATCCTGCTGGTGGCATTTCAGAATATCCACACTCTATAAGGTGATAATAACGCTTCAACAGCCATCGGCAATTGCATGATGTTTGCACCGCGTTCTACCAATACAGCTTCCCTGTTCTCGTAGTAATGCCCGGCTAGCAAGCGTATTGCATGGCGGATCGGTTCGGGAACGCTGATACCACTGCTGCCATAGCCAGCGGTAAACGATATTTTCACTCCGCCGTATTGATAAAGTTTGACTGGCGGAAAACTTGCCCCATCTGCAAGCCACAATCTGCCAACATCAACAGCGTCATATCGATAATCCGTAAACGGTAGTTCTGTACCGTTTTCGTCTCTGTATTTAATTTGATCGATGGAGATCAACGGTGGTCGAGGGATATTCAATATACCCTCCCACCAATCATCGAGATACCATTCCCATTTTTGAAGAATGATAGCCCTATTGGTAATCATCTCTACATGCTGGCGCGCGGTCTTAATGATCAATCCGAGCAGATCGTCCTCTACGGAATGATCAATGCGCAGATAGAGTTTAAGCTCTGCAATAGTTATCGGCTCAACCGCCGGTGGTTCCACCAGTTTGAGCATTCTTCTTACTCCGCTTTGTGATCGTCTTGACTACCGCCGTCTCCGGTGGCTCGATAGTTCTTGACTCTGGTACTGCTTTTCTCAGCATGATGAGCAGCTTTGCCGTATCTTCATCCGTCTCAATGACGCTGCCAGCTTCTACTACAACACCATTGCAGACTGTATTTCGCAATATCCGTATCCTCATTTCACACCTCCGCATCTGCCAGCCCCTTTTCAGGGGCTGGCATTAGCCGGTCACAGTCGATTAGGTAGTCAGAGCATCAAGCATTGCAGCAAAGCTCTCAGGATAACGTACCGCAATGTCAACATCTTGCAGTGCAACAACCCGGATAGTACCGCTGGTTGATTGGGTATATGGATCAACCATAATGTCAAGCGTGCCCCACATACCAATCAACAAGTCATTCCAGTTACCGAAGAAGATCGCACTGCAGACGCCGGTGGACGTCCCCTTGTCCAGGTCTGAGCGAACTTGGTTGGTAACATAAGCTGGATAGCCGTTCAGCGGTGTGTTATTCGATTCCCAGACCATGATGTCGCCATATGTTGGAGTTCGCGGCGTAACCTTTAGCTTGCCCCGCACTTTCGGATTGGTCATATAAGCAAGCGCTCCAATGTCGGCATTATCGATTGCCACTTCGGTTTCCAGCTTGACAATGTGCTCCCAAGTCGGAGCAGCTCCGTTAGCCCCGCCAACTACACTACCAATCCCGGTAGTATTGGCAATACCGCGCGGCTGGTTACTTGTACCAGAACCATGCAAAGCTGCGTAGTCGATCGCAATCGCTAGTGTTGCAGCCAGGTCAGAACGTACTAACCGCTCTACATCAACGCTGGATTGCAGTAATAGCTTGCGGGTAATGTCGGTAAATGCGCCAACAGTTTTGGGAGACATCGCCACTTGTGCAACCGCTAACTGGCTTTCAGTGGGTGAGTTACCTTCAGCAACCCAGTATGCCGTCGCACCACCGCTCTGCTTTGGGATGGCAATATCGCCTACAAGGCCTCCCAAAACAGTCGCACCGGCTCGCTGAACCATCATCTTATTACGAAGCAAATCGATGAAGGACTGGCTAAGCAAGTCAGTCGCAACAAGGTATCCGCCCTGTGCGGGAGTGCCCTTAGTCAAATCGCGGTATTCCATCCAGTCTAATGGCACAAAGAAACCACGCGGTTCTTTACCCAGCTTCTTAGCCGTTGCCTCACTGGCTTCATATTCCAGTTCTGCGCCTTTCCAATTTCCATTCACGATTGCGCGGATTGCACGCACAAGCGAGTAGTTTCGCAAATCGCGCTCTCCCATACCGATCTTCGCGTCGCTGTTCTCCTGAACATTGCGAACAGCTAGTTCAAACAACTTTTCACGGCGTTCGATTTCGGCGTTGAGATACTCGATTTTCTTGATCAACTCGTCATATTCTGCGCTTTCCGCTTCGGTCAAACCGCGATTTTCGGCATCTACGACGTCAAGCAGTGCCTGAGCACGCTTGATCAGCTCATCTTTTTGAATTTTTAATTCACGGGTACGGTTCATAATATCACCTCCTTAGCATAAATAGTTTTAGTTTTCGTTTCTCGACATCCAGTTTCTCACGCTCCTGCGTGAGAGCCTGTCTGTCATCGTCTGATCGCGCTTTGCCCTCCTGGACATTGCTGCGAACCAGACGATATTTCATTACATCCCTCGCTAGCGCTATTGTTTGCGGATAGGCCGGGAATGTAACCACACTGACATCATATAACCGCCCTACATTGACAATTTCTCTCCGTAATTCGCCATCTTCTTCATACCAGCGATCACCACTTTCCGACACCGAAAACCCAAAACTCATCTGGTTGATGTCTCCACGCTTCATCATGAGCACCAAATCGTTTGCATATTGGGTATTCGGCAATTTGATTTCCGCGCGCAATCCAATCTCATCTTCTTCGAGCTTGAGCGTTCCAGATACCGTCCTGCCAAGTACCAGATTCGGATCATGATTAATTAGGGCGCGGACATCGGCGTTCTTAATCGTCTCGGAAAACGCGCCTGGCAAAATCATCTCCCGGAATCCGCCTAAATCCTCGCTCCAGCGGTTAAAAACTGCCGCATAACCTGTCAACGTGACGGGTTCGCTTTCGCTAACTTCTGCGCGCAATTCGGACTTCACTGTCCGCAGTTCAATAAGTTCGTTTGGCATTGCGCTTTTTTCCAACCCGGCATCTTCGCGATGCTTTCTAAGATGCCGTTCGACACCAGATCGATCCGCTTCCGGGATGTCTGCCTGCGATAGTCTCGCCAGAGCGTTATTCACCGCTGCAATGACGGCAGGAGCTCCGATTTCCGGCCGATGATGTGGGAATTTGTAGGAGCTTTTGGCATCTGGATCGCCTTCATCATCTACCCATGCGTGCATGTAACGCAGGACTTTTTCATCATTCGGGGCATCCGCCACAGCCTGCGGGCCATCCCAATCACTTTTTGTATCAACATCGGTGGTATGTGGTTTAATCGCAGCCATTCTTAACCTCCTATCCAGCAACAATCATGCAGTCACAGCCGTCATGTAACGGCGGATGAGCATGATCCTGTCTAACATGATACGGTTCGCCGTTTTGATTCAACACATCGCCAGCAGAGACAAATTTCTGACTAATCCCGATTTTCTTGCCGTCTAATTCATCACAAATCGGGCAATTTTCCTTGCCAGACGCAACCCAAGTAATAAAAGCAACATCTAATGTTGTAAAAGCAAACAGTGTAATTGCGCCGTTGGCGCGTACACTTTCCTTACTCGCGTCAAATTCCGCACGCGTTGTATCCCAATCGCTCATCTCTTCCTCAAGTTGCTCAAGAACATCGTTGTTATTTCTTTGAGCGATATTGATTGCGTTTGTGATACGCTCTCGACTGTAATACTCCATCCGCTGCGCCAATCTCTCCACATAAGCATCACTATATCGTTTGATGGAATCCCGATCGTAGTCATCCTTGCCAACCTCTTCCGTAGCAGCATCAGCCACAAGGTTGGCGTAAGTCTCCATAACCTTACCCATATTCTTCTTGATGTATTCGCGATGCTCAGGATAAAACTCATCCAGATAATTTAAGAACTCATTGACATTGATTTTTACTTTTTTCTTTGCCGCATTCAGCAGGTCATTCCGCTCACGGCGATAAACCCGCGCAAAAGCATCCGAAAACACCTTCCCGTACTCTTCCATCAGTTTTCGCCTGGTTTTAACCGCTTGCGCCCGGCGCTCATCACGCCTTTCCGAGATTTGAGCCAGATTTCTTTCCGTCTCAATACCAACCGCCGACATGTTAAGTGGCTCAAGGTATTTATCGCCCATGCCTTTGGGCAATGGGTTCATTTCTTCCAGCTCGCGGATGTCATCCACACTCATCCATCCCCATTGTCTCGCAACCGAATAAGCCCGATAACGGCTTTCAATATCTCCTCTCAGCAGACCGGCAACCGTATGTTTGGCATAAAATTGCTTTCTTTCGGTTTCTGTCAGTAAGTTCAAGCTGATAGATTGCTCGATATTCACCAACCAGGGCATGAGGGTATAAGTGACAAATTCCAAACCCATGTGCTCGATATTAGAAAACGTTGCGCGATCCAAATCCCCGATCATGTGAGGCGGAACGCGAAATATCCGCGCAATCTCATTGATTTGAAACTTACGTGTTTCCAAAAATTGAGCGTCATCCGGCGAAATGCCGATTTTCTCTACCTTCATTCCTTCTTCAAGTATTGCAACACGATGAGCCCTTTCAAAACCACGATGTCTTTCCTCCCAAGACGACTTCAAACGCTTGTAGGCATCATCTCCCAACTTGCCAGGATGCACCAAAACAAATCCAGGTTCGGCTTCATTGGCGAAAAATGATGCGCCAAATCCTTCGGCTGCGAGTGACAATCCGATCGCCTCACGCGCCAACCGAATTGGACTATAACCCATAATTCCATCACGCCCCAAACCGCGCAAATGCCAGATGTTTTCTTGCGCAATGAAACGATATTCTTTGCCAAATCGTTCAGGAAGTTCAACAGCATAAACCAGCAACCCGGTTCTTACATCACGCATAACCTGAACCGAATCTGGATTGAGCGGCCACAAACCGATAACTCTCCCGTTTGGCGCATACTCAATATACGAATAAGCATTACCACGCAAACACAAATGCACCATAAGGAGCTGACGATAGTCAAATGCTGTCATCTCACCGTTTGGCGCATCATGCAGTAACCCATACAGTGGATGATCAAGAGCTTTTTCCTTCGATCGACCATTTTGGCGGTACAAAACCAGCGGCAACATGGCTACGCTCTCGCTCAGTAATCGCACACAGGCATAAACCGCAGAAGCCCGAAGTGCATTATCGCCGGTAATCGCAACGCCGGTCAGAGACGTATTCCAAAGCGACTTACGCCGTTCCTTGATCAACTCTTCGGTGTAGTTCCGCTTCTCAAACCGCTCTAATAGCTTCGTCAGCAGGCTCATAAGGTTAGGATGCCTCGCTCTTCATAAACCGATCCGCTGTCATCGTGCCTCAATGCCCGATCCAATGCCATGATTAGCGCAACCATGCCGTCAATCTTCTCAATTGAGCGTTGCTTATCTGGCTTGATATTGCCGGCCGGATCAACCGCAGCAACCAAATTGTCCGCCATCCACGCCAATACAGGATTGTTGCCATGCGCCAATTTGTGACTGAGGATTAGCTTTTCCAGCTCTTTCATTGGCGCGCTCATCGAGGCGAAACCCTGACCGAATTGAACCACTGTCAGCCCCATTTCCTGCAATTCTTGGACGATTTTTGTAGCTCCCCAGCGGTCAAAGGCGATCTCCTGCAAGTCGTACATCTGCGCATCTTCATCGATCTGCGCCAAAATGTAGTCGTAGTCGATCACATTACCGGGTGTTGCGACCATATACCCCTGACGCACCCATGCATCATAAGGCACACGATCACGGCGGCTTCGTTCGTGCATAGAGTCTTCCGGTATCCAGAATCGGCAAAGCACTTGATACGGATCATCGCTCCGTTCCGGTGGGAATACCAGCACAAACGCGCTAACATCCGTTGTTGAACTCAAATCCAATCCGCCATAGCACCGTCTGCCGCGTAATCCGTTTGCATCAATCGCTTGCCCGCATAACTTCCAATGTTCAAGATTGACCCATTTTGTTTCGCTTTGTGTCCACACGTCCAGGTCTAACCTCAAGAACGCATTTAGCTGGCTTGGTATTTCACGCGCCCTCTGTGCCTGCTGACGCATGTAATCGATCTTTTTGCTAATGCCGATATTGGGATTAGCTTTGCGCCAAACAGACTCATCCTGCCAGTCATCATCTGTATCAATAGTATAGATAATTCCGAACCAGCGATCGTCTTCAATAACTCCACTCAGTACCTTCTCTGTGTATTCATGATGTTCCCAGCAAATCGACTCACGATCGTAGCCGGCCGTCGTGATTTCAAACTGCAGGGGATTTCGCCGCGCGCTCTGTGCCGTTTCGAGAATATCTACCAGATCACGTGTCTTGTGCGCGTGGAGTTCATCGATTATCGCCCCATGCACGTTAAGCCCATCCATGCTGTCTGTGTCTCTCCCCAATGGCTCAAACTTGCTGGCTGTACTCTCCACATGCAGGTTGTCGCGGAATACCCGCACTCTCTTTCGCAATGCAGGGCTGGCTTTAACCATTCTGGTTGCTTCGCTGTGGGTTATCCTGGCTTGGTCTCTCTTTGTTGCAGCACTGTAGATTTCAGCGCCAGGTTCACCGTCTGCGGTAAGCAGGTATAGTCCAATGCCGGCCGCCAGTGTACTCTTACCGTTTTTGCGTGCCACCTCGTTATACGCCCAGCGAAACCGCCGTGTGCCGTTGTCCCGATACCAACCGAATAGATTCCAAACAATAAATTGCTGCCAGGCTTCGAGATGAAACGGTTGACCAGCCCACTCTCCCTTTGAATGTTTAACCAGATTGAAAAACAAGAGTGCCAACTCAGCCTTCTTTTTGTTCAATACCAGACCGCGTTCCTTGCCGTGTTCAAGATCAGAAACGTATCGCTCGCAGGCAAGGCGTTCCCACTTGCCGGCCGGTATGTCTCCGTTCAAAATACTGTCCACGTAATCCAATATCTCACGCTCCCCCATCGTTCACTACCTTCACGTCCTGCCCGAAGAGTATCCGTTCCAATTCGTCAACTGTTTCGGGCTTCTCGGCTTTCACCCTGCTGCGACTGCTGGGCGTCATGCCAAACTCAACCATGAAGCGCCGCATCTGCTCTACCGCCTTATCGCGGATTGCCACCAGCGGATGCTGATAGACATACCCTTTATCAGAGATGATTGTCTGCCCCTCTTCACGCAGTCGCTTGACGGCATCGACCCATGTACTCCACGCCTGGCAGTACGCAGCCAGTGCTGCCCTATCAACCCGTGTGAGTAAACCGGCGTCAAACAGCTCACGCGACACCCTGCGCCACTCCGCCTTCGCCACCGGATCAAGATGTCGCGGCGGTCTGGGTATGGCAAGCTCGAATTTTGGTTCGGCTTCGTTGAGTTTTCGTTTGCCCGGATTGCCTGCCAGCCGTTTCATGGCGGTTGGTTTTGGCGGTCTCCCTGCCATTACCCCTTTACCTCCATTTCGCGGGCATGATTTTTAGACTGCCCGTACGGTCTCTTTTTCGTAATTTCTAGAGATTTTCCACCCCCTACCCCCTCTTTTCTTGTCTTTCTGGAATGACATGACTTACACAGTGCTTGCAGATTTTCTAATGTGTTCTCTCCACCACGCGACAGTGGAACGATATGATCCACTTCCGTAGCGATGACAGGTTGATCACCATGTAAGTCAAATGGGTCTTCGCACAATGGCTTCTCCCGCAATACCATCATGCGCAGCTTCTTCCAGTTGTAATCATAGCCGCGCCGTGCGGCAGACGGTCTCTCGTCCGGCAATCGTGCTGATGCCCTGTGTAATTCACAGTACAGCTCATTGCCGTAAACCAAGTTTCGGCATCCACTCGCGCGACAGGGACGTGGCGGTCTCACCGGCATCATGCACGCTCCAGATAGCGGTAATTGACCCAGAATTCCACCCCCCGCCATTTCAATATACAAACCCACTCCCCTTGAATATCCAGTACTTTTTTGGGTTCGTCTTCCGGGAGTAGTTTGCCGATAATTGCAGAGCCCATGCCCGGCCCACTGCGGATATTCACATACTCATTGCCCTTAGCCAGCTTGACATACTCCAACGCTACATCCGTACCCACATGTCCTGCCGGCTGTGCGCTGCCTTGCAAGTAAGGCAATGGATCAACTTCGCCCTTGTTATAACTGTTGGGGTGTCCCGGTATCCGTAGCTCAAAATGTAAATGAGGGCCTGTCGAAAAGCCGGTACTACCCGAATATCCGATCAAATCCCCCGCACGCACATTAGCGTTTGGTGATACAACAACGCTTTTCAAGTGTGCGTACAGGGTTTGAAATCCATCATGCTGAATTACAAGATAATTACCGTAGCCGTTTTCATCATATCCAACCCGAATAATTTTTCCATCTGCTGCGGAAAGAATAGGCGTACCCGTTGGCGTTCCCCAATCCACGCCGTTGTGACCAGGTTTTCCAAACTTGGCGTAGATGTTCGGATTTTCGCCAAACCGCTGGGTAATCGGATACTGACCGTTGAACGGATACCTAATTTTCATTTATTCCTCACCAATATCTTTCCTTTTCAGACTGCTAAATCTTTTCTCGGTATTTATCTCATGCCGATTTAAAGTATCTTTCATAGATGCTACCTGACAGGCCATGTCGTTGATCTCCTTTGCTAGTAACGTCAATGACCTATCCTGAGCTTCACGCAGTTCGCGCAAGAACGTTCGCCACTGGTTATCCCGTTCGGTTTGTTCTGCGGAATAGCGTTTCATCATCTCCAGTACAAACCAGACAAAAATTCCGACAAGTGGTATCTGCGCCAAGAGTGAAAGTATTGTTGAGTCCATGTTAGCCGTGCTTGGTCAATCCGTAAGTGCCTTGATTTGCCACTGCGCTCAAAATTATGGCTCTTAGCAACCCTATGAGCCCAGCTTGATCGCACGTCAATCCGATGCCAAACTCTGCGCCGATGCTTAGACAAGATAAACCGTAAATCACGCTTGCTACAACGATAACCATAGCCAGCATGATAAGACGTTTGGTCTCGGCTTTTAACCGATCATAACGATCTCTGAGACCTGGCAGGTATGAAAACGCCAGTGACAACACCGTGCCGGCAATTAGTGCTAGCTCATCAGCTCCCATGACAACCTCCTTAAAAGCAGTCGCCGGACCTTTCGGTCCGGCGTACTTCGCATTCTGCGACCTTGCTTATATGCTACAACAATTCTTGCGTCATGTCAATAGCTTCAACAGAATCCGCATCGGAAACACTGAAAATAAAAAAGCCCCCAAATTGGGGGCTAGCTGGTATGGACGCATCGGTTAATTTTCTTTAGACATCGCTTGCTCAATAAGCTCACGGATTTTCTCGCTAATGTTTCCGTGATCCCTGAGCCATTCAAGATGCGTCTCTGGTAACCATACGGCGGTCTGGCGCATTTTTGTTCCATATATCGGCGGGCGGCCAGCACGTTCGTCAAGATAGGCATCTATTTCGACAATCTTGCCATCTTCAAGTTCACACAAGGCGGCGAGATACTTTCTTCCGCCCCGTGTCGAGTTTTCCGGTATATACTCTTCCAACACCTTCACAATGCGGATCTCTTCACCGCCGTACCGCTCCCAAGTGAAGCGGCCGGCGACTGGGTCAACGTGCCCAAGATCGATTCGTCGCACCCGTTGCGGCTTACGCAACGTTTTCTGGCGCTCCAACGCATCCTTTAGCGATTCTCCCCATAATATTTTAGGTTCGTAGTCATAGAGTTCATATTTGTTCATGGTTTCTTCTCCTTACTTAATCTGGTGGGACACAGATGTTTAGTGCCCTAATAATCTCATGAGGATAGATTTTGTACAACTCTGGGTTGTGTACCTTTAATTGGATATCCCCAGAGCGCATAACTATCTCGAACAATGGCTGATTGTCAACATATACATAGCGGATTGTTTCGGTACGGGGCTCGTTCGGAGCCCTGTTGAAAAAATACTTGTAGACCCGTACCATAGCCCCCATCTCCGCATTATCGTGGTGGTAGAAGATGCTTTTGACATCTGCGCGTATTGTCCCTGGCACGAACTCTATCACTTTTGATTTGGTATCCAGAAATTCGCCCAGGACATCCAGAACCTCATACTGATAATAAGAAAAAACTGCCTTTCTGGCGGTGAATGGGGATGGGAAATACTTAAAAAGGGCCATCCGCTTCTGCGCATTCTCATTTGCCGCCGAGACGAGGCGGCCCTTTTCGATGTTCTTTAGGCACGGGTACTCCTTTGAGGCGCACCCAAGTGCCAAAATGTAACAGGGATTGTCCCAATTTACCTGTACGACATCCAGATTCTGTTTATTTAGATCACTTAGATCAGTCTTCAACCCCCTGATAAACTTATGGAATTTTCTTGATTAGTTAAGAACCGTTCCGGGATAATATGTCTTGTCTCCTTACAAATCGGGATTGCTTTTCCAATTTTTGCCTTGCCCGGCATGATCTGATTTCCCATAGCCCCACCAAATAACGCCACCAACGGGATGGCTTCTCGCCATTTTCGCGCTTCGTCAACATCTATGCTGGAGTTTCCAGTGGTTTTTGACAACACGCCACCGGAGAATAGAAAGTAAAAAGCTGGCAAACTTAATCCCTGCACCTCTCCAGTATCCTTATTAACGCCGTACCCCAAAACACTTAGCATATGCATCATCCCACGATCCCGCAATATTCCTCTTATTGAGTTACCACTAATAATGGGTATCTCTTCAAATGTGCCATCAGGTTGAACAATTTTTTCTCTTCTCAGTTTAGCGTTTATCCCTAACGTTTCCCCAATATGACTGATGGATGTCAATGCAACCATTTCGCCTTCAAACACATAGGTTTTCATTCTTCTGTCTCCTTTTCTTCTTTCTGTTTTTCTTCCCACGCCAAGCGTCGCTCATCATTATCTACCCGTACCATCAATACCAGTAGCGCGGTTTCTTCCCTCAACATCTTCAGCATTTCTTTGTCATTAGCCTCGATTATTATCTGATTAAACAGTGCCCGCTCCGCGTCTGTTCTTCCCGGCTGGCTTCGTAATCTCGAACAAAGAGTATTGATAAATTTCGGGAGGCTGCTTGTGTAAGCCGCCGATTTGATCTCGTTCTCGAATTGCTCCCAGATCGTCATTCGGTATCTGCTCTTGTAATCTGGCGGTATCCCCTGCCATATCATTCGCAGTATTGTCGCTGTCATCTCTCTCGTCTCCATTTTCACTCCTTTTAGCCAGAAATAATGCCAGTTCAAACAACCCTGTTTTCCTGTATTTAAGAAGTGCCTTATCATCGATAATCCATTTTTCAATACCGTATTGATATACCCTGTTTAATAAATACTTCCCACTCTCTATCTCTGCTTTTGAAAATACCTTGTACAAACGCTCTATTACATCTAGCAAATTTCGTAACTTGTCTTGATCCACCCAAACAGCCTGTTCTTCAAACTGCACCCAGCCGCAGTTCTGGCCGGCCGGATTGCGCCGCGCTCTGAACACCAAATGCTTTTGTCCACTTACAGCAATCGCGGCGAGTTCGGGGAAAGCACCATCGAGCAATAGCCGTTTCATTTTGTCCTTATCACCCTTGCCAACCGGTATCCATTCCCCACCCAAAATGAAATGACTGTAATTTTGCATCCGTTGCGGCTTGTCTTTCCCAACTCGCTTTTGCAGCTCCTCTGACGCTTGATCGAACCAGAATGCGCAATCATCACAGATCACGTCACCATCTCCAACCAGCAAGTCATAGTTTGTGAAAGTCTGCTTGACCCACTGGTTGAAGTCTATTCCGTCTTTATTCTGACCGCATACCCGGCATTTCATGGTTTTACTCGGATGAAGTAATACTGTTTGATTTTTATGGCTATCAAATACTCTTGCGAAACGCCATAAAATCGTTCACCGATTGCCAATGCCTCGTTTTCACTGCCGGCAATTACCATCAGCCAGGCTAAATCCTTAAGCATGGCAAACTTGTTCATCTCCCACCTCTACTGGCTTTTTCATCCCACAAGTTGGGCATTCGGTTGTTTCTACAAATTTCTGGTAAACATTATGAAAGCGCGGTCGCCACCAATCAGGATCGTTGTGTCTGTGGCGATTAGGGCAATTTTCTGCTGCCCAGTCTGTGCCTCTCAGCGCGTTGAACCAGAAATTTGCAAGGAAGTGTCCATCATATTCAGGTACACGATCCTTGTGAAATCTTTGCCAGAGCAAATCCTGTTCTTTGAATGCATCATCGCTTAGCAAACGCCTTGCAATTTCCCGTAATCGAATGCCCTCCTTCCATTTTTCCCATGAACTCTCTTTCAATTGCGACATTGCCATCTCCCCACGTGCTCGTTGTCTTAAAATGCGTGCTTTTTCTTGCTCAGGTGTAGTGGCAAATTGATCGGCAAAGAGCGGGTATCGTTTGGCAATTTTGTTATTCTTCCGCTTGGCTGCCCTCTGCGCAACTTTATCGATGTCCATTTCAGACATTTCTTCTCTCCATATTACTAGACCAATCCTCAACCTTCTCTGACACCTCATGGATTATCAAATCCATCTTGCCATCTCGATAAGTGATGATGGCTTTGCCGAAGCCATTTCTCGCTACGATCTCCAAGTGATCCAAAAACTGCTCTAGCTGCCGTTCGTCAAATAGCAACCAAAGTCTGTTCAGGATGTCTTCTACGTCACTCATTCGCTCACCTTCTTGTTATTCATTTTGACTCATGGCTCGCTTCGCTTGAATGGTTTTCACGGTTACAATGGCTCGCTTTTGGACAATGGTTTTCATTGTTGAAACGGCTCGCTCACATTTGGTTTTCTCTTGGAGGATGGCTCGCTCACTTTACGGTTTCCTGTTAGGAGAAACGGCTCGCTCATACAAATTGGATTGCTCAGGAGCTTTGGCTGATGGGTAGTTTCCGACATCGGAACATTTGAGCAATTTATAGAGTAATGATTCAATCAAATCTTCTGCATACGCCATACCCCTGGCTATTCCCAGATTGTATCCTCTCGCCAGTTCACTTGAGCATCTTTCTACTTCTTCTCTTACAGACTTCTTTTCTTCTTTTATGTCCTCAAGTATCCACTTAATTTCATCAGTAATATTCATCATTATTTCTTCTTTCATTTTCGCCTCTCAATACCAAGATACTCACAACTTTAGTCTCGCTTATGTAAAGTTGCGCATTTGTGCAATGGTCGTCTCTGTTGAAATGGCTCGCTTTTGTGTCCTGGTTTACTTTCATCGAATGGCTCGCTTGTTTACATGGGTTTTCATAACTTTCCTGGCTCGCTTAGTAATTATGGTTTTCATATCCATAGTGGCTCGCTTCAATCTTATGGTCATCTCGCATATAGTGGCTCGCTCATTTTGGATGAGTTCATCACATGCTATGGCTAACCCACCCGAATTCTTCGGGGGAGTAAATGTTGTGATGTCCATTCTCGCCGGCAATCCAGGGCAATGTTGTTGGTAAGCCTTCCATTGTCCGCCAAACAAGCCACAAATGCGCCAGCCAGATTTTGATCATCTTTCGCATGGCTGCATTGTGGATATGCGCCCGTGTCCAATCTGGTCGGTTGTTCTGGTAATAGTCTTTAGCGCGATCGTAAATCTCGCGGTATGGCGAACGACTGCGAAGAAATGATGTGCCGATCAGGTAACAGGTCGTCTTAAGACGCTGGTTATAATGCAGCTTCTCGCCCTTGCGCGGCATTTCTCGCCGGCCGTCAATTACCGCAAAGCCGGCATAGCGCCACAATGCGCTGATGGTATCGGCTTTTTCGATGTCAACCATTACCGCAACCTTCAGCGCCAGCGTCTTGCCTACGCCTCTTACTTTTGTCATGTACTCAACAATCGGGAAATCATCTGCCAGTTCGTCCAAAGCCTCATCCAATTCTTTTTCCATATTGAGAAATAACTTGTAATATTTCTCGATATAGTATCGGTAATCAGATTTGTCTAAACCTTTATCAATGGCATTCAGACGATTTTCAAACTGGATGCGCGTTTTTTGGACGACCCGATCGCGCAAATCAACTAACGCGCGGGCTAGCTGTTTTGTTGTGTCTTTTGTTATTGTGCTTTTCATCGTTCCTCCTGACCGACTACAACTTTTATTACTGCTTCGGCAAGACATACCAGTACTGCATTCACCATTTGTCAATACCTAAAACCCGCAAACCTGACAGACGTATTGCCAGTCCTACGCCACCACAACCACAAAACAGGTCTAGTGCCAGCATTTAGTCCTCAGCCTTTATCTCTGATACTTCATTCCTCTTCTACTTTCCATGCGTACATAGACATCCTCCTGCTATTTTTTCACTAAAGTCCAGATCAAAACCAGAATGAAAAACACCAGCGTAAAGTAAGTCCCGTAAATCAGTATTGTTTCCATCGCTCATCCTCCTCCAGAACACTATCCGCCCATGAAGCAACCACGCACAGAGAAAAGATAAACACAACGACCGTCACTATTAGAGCTGTCACTAACAGATAGATGACAAATGTCATATTCACCTCCATTGCCTCGAATATATTGATAAATCCTGAACCTCTTGCCGGTTGTCACCGGCCATAGCCCATTCGAGCCACCCAATACTCAAAGGACTGTAATGCTTGCCGTTTTTTCCGCGCTGTTTTTTCCATCGCTCAAAATACGGCGTTAGATAAGCTACCAGAGCTTCTTTGGTCGGATATTTAGACCTCAACGCCAGAATAATCTCGGTTGCCGGCGCGCGGATAGACGGTGGCATAGCCGGCATTTTCGTTACGCCGATGTAAACCTCTTCGGCAAAGAGGGCTTCGGGGTATTCCTGCATGGTTGTAATTGCTATTGCAGTTTCAACTGGCGAAAAATGAGCAGGTGGAGAAGTAGCAGAAGCAGAAGTTGCAGACGCGTTGCGCGTTAATCTTTCTGCTTCTGCTTCTGCTTCTGTATCTATCTCTTCTGCTTCTGTTAATCTAATCTTTTTAATCTGCAGAACGTTTTGTTGCATTTGCGTTGCATCTCCGTTGCACTCGCGTTGCGTGTCTGCAACGTTTTCGTTGCAGACACGTTGCATTTGCGTTGCAGTCCCGTTGCGCTTGGTTTTAGACAACGTTTCACCGTATTGCGCTTTGCGTTGCGATTCGCGATAACGCCTTGAGCGATCGGTGTTACTTAATGGTGCTTGCCGTTTGACAAAATTGACCACATACCAATAGCATTCTTCATCATCGTATGCGATGATACCGGTTTTGGATATCTCCTCCAGATCGGCTTCCAATTCCTCTTCCTTCAAGCGCAGTATCCAAGCCATCTGCTTGACATCGGGAAGAACGCCGGTCTCGCCATTGCGGCCGGCAATCAGGAATAGTTCAATCGTGCGCCGCCACAGCCGATCTGGAAGCGTGGCGATTTTTGGGTCATCCAATATTTCGTGATACAGCTTGATCCAGTAACTCATCGCTCCACCTCGTAACCGATACTCTCCAAAAGTTCTATTGCCATTTCGAGTTTGTGCGGACGTTCCTCTTCGGGGACTGCCGCAAGATTTACCAGCATCCTGCCATCGCTGGATTTGATATAGCAATCCCCCTCAACTTTCGCTTTTTTCTTCTTTTTCTGTGGCGTTTGATTGACTTTCATCATCATCTCTCCTGTTTACCGGCAACAGCTCTCCATCCTTATTCTTCAAGCCGATCAATTGCACGCGGCCATCCATGACTTTGTAAGCTGGTTTCGGTAAAACATGGCCGGCGCGGATCAGCTTGCCCCTGCATTCCGGACCCATCCCGATTGCTATCGAGTATGGGTCGGTTAGCTTACGCCCGCAGCGCTTACATTTTGCGCTGGGGCTCATTTCAGCTCCAATTGTTGAGCCTGAGCGGGGATTTCGCTGGGGATTGACTTCATGTTCTTGATCTTTGCGATCAATAAGTCAATTTTGTTGCGCCGACTGATCAACTCTGCCAGCATCGCCCGTTTGCCTTTTTCGCTGACATCCAGGCGATATCCAGCTTTTCCAGAGGTTGACAATATCGGCACACCCTTTTGACGCAGCGACTCGATAGCTTTGCGCACTTTGCGGTCTTTCGTGTCGTTGTTCATCACCCGTGCCGGCCTGACCTCGCGGAATACAATCGCGACCAACTGTGGTCGGGTCAAGCCATCAGGGTTTTTCGACAGCGCGTTGAACACGGATTTTTCCAAATCATTTAGTTCAACTTTGAGTTCCTTCAATAATTGCTCATAAACTTCGGTCATTGCTCCTCTCCAATTCAGAAACAATCTTTTCCAAATCGTCAATCGCCTTGCGATAGCCAGCAAGATATTCACGATCTTCTGGCTCATCATAAAGATTCGCAAGATCACGAAAACACCGATTTAAGTAATCGACTAATGCGCGTGGTAACGAATGCGCGCCCCTCGTTGGCTGAGATGTCAATTTTTACTAATATTCTTCCTGCTTTGTGAGCATGTTGCTTCTCTCTAGAATTCTGGCCAGATCACACACATCGATATTTTCGTTCCTGACCCTCACCATATCGTAAAACTCATATTTCTCTGACATATCTTCCTCCTTCATGGTCTGGTTTGAGCACCCTCGCGCTCTAATAGGCGGAGGATGTTTTGAAACGCGTCCACAGCAATTGCAACACGGCGAACACGCTCAAGCTCGGTGTACTCACGCTCTTCAAGAAGCGGACGGATTGCCCGCAAGCCGCGCGCTGCTTCTTCTGCTGCTCTGTCACGTGCTTCCTTCGCCGAGTTGGGCCATTCACGTGGTCGTGTCATCGATGATCGCCTTCCTTGCTTCTTCTCTCGTCCGAACGTAACGGACGATTGAACCAACGATCATCGGCGTACCGCTTGCGGCGAAGGCTATAAGTGTCAATATGGCAGCTTCGATATTGATCATTGCCACGCCGATTAGAGTAACAAAAACGCCGAAGGCAACAATCAAACTCATATAGCCTTCGGCATAACCTTTTCTGATTGCCCACCCTACAAATTGGTTGTATAAAACACCAAACAGGGCAAGCGCAATCGTGACCGAAATCGCTCCGGAATCTAACCGAATTTCAATCATCTTGATTCTTTCTCTATACTTTCATTAGATTTATCTTTTTCTTCGTTGTTTATGGACGAAAAACGCCTGTCCCATTCTCTACGAATGAGCCAGGCGGTCTCCGCGGATAAAGATCGCATGTCTTGTTCTGCTAATTGTCTCAATAACTCTATTATCTCTTTTTTCGCTCTGATCATTCCCAT